TAATTCAAGTTTCTTCTGTAAATCGCTTTGTGCTTCTATACCATTAAGCATTGCTGTCACTAAATCTTCAGAAATCTCCATAATGCTGGCTTTAACATTAAGTTTTCGTTTCTGGCTATCATTCTGTTTCTGCACTTTATCTTTAGGATTGCTTGGTTCTGTTGCTTTAGGTCTGCCATTGCCACCATTTTTAGTTGTTTGTGCAGGAGCGCCATTCAATCCGCCCTGACCTTGGAACGGAACCGAAGGAGGAGTGCCAAATTTATAATCTGGATTTTCTTCCTGTTCTTTTCTTTCTTTATTAACCAGAGTCTGTTCCAATTTGGAAGATACTCCAAGCTTCAATGCAGCGCTTGTATCTGACAGTATGCCACGGTCTCTCATGTTATCTACCTTGCTTATCAGAACTGCATCATTATCAAGATTAACGGCGGAGAATCTATATTCAACCATTTCAACTTTTAAACCATTTAACTCAGCGATCTTATAGGTTAGATATTTCCACCAATCGCCAATTGTATTCTGACAGTCTTCAAGGTTAGTCTTAAAGGGCTTTACAGAATAATCTGCGCCATTGGTGCCGCCCTGCAATTGCCCATTAACTAAAAACATAGGGCAACCAAGTGCCTCTGCTATATCTTTATCTTTGCTATGATACTTTTCATCATATTTAAGTATCTCGCCATTAGGGCCAGCCTGTATCATCTTCACTTGACCGCCCCACGTCATATAACGTGCCTGTCCTGGGCGACCATCTAACATATTCGCAAATGCATTAACTACTTGTGTGTCTGCTACTAAGCCGGCTTTATCATCGTAAAGAGAAAATATTGTTATCAAAGAAATTAATCCTTGAGTTGTAAATTCATCTAATTGTTTAATTCTTTCTTTAGCCGCTAACGCCGCAAATGCTCTTGTTAAGAAGGGAACTCCCCAAAAGAAGTATTGTCTCCCTCTTCTTGTCAATCTATGCATATTATTCCTACGAATAATCTGTTCGCCACTAGCGTTCTTGCTTATATTGGAATTACCTAAATAATTATTATACCCATTTCTATAAATAACTTGTTCACCCATTAAATCTTTTGTAGGTCTTATCGAAATCGATAAAGGATTCAATGGCATTATATTCATCGGCAAGTAATATTCTTTCCCTTTGACTTTACGGGTTTCCCAATATTCATAAGGGAATATATTGCCATCAAGCAATAAACTTAAAAACATTTCTTCATGCAACTGCCTACGGCCCATCATCGTTCTTGGATTATCATAATTAACAAAATCCATTATATGCGCCATTATCTTATTGAGTTCTTCATTGTCAGTTTCAATCTCCATAATAGTATTTGCCATAATAACTTGCAAATCTACCACAGTTGAAGCAACGCCACCCATAAGATATAATTTATTAGAGAGCAATATACAGTCTCGAATAATAGGCTCAGAAAATGTTCCTTGTGTAATTGATACATTGAAATCATTCAAAGTATTCAAATAACTAATAGACGGAGTGATAGTTATATCCGTAACTCTTCCAATTACAGTTTCTATATCGCCATTAGGAGTTACATTTTTTATTCTAACTGTCTTTGACATTTGCCCTCCGTCCATGCATAATAAATAGTTGTTACAAATACAACATTATCCTATCTATATTGTAATTTAATAGATAGGACATGTCAAGAACTATTTTAAAATATTTTATTTTAGCGCCAAGCTCCACCTGGAATATTTGAGCGTTGTGTCACGTTAAGATGGTCTAGCCTCCATTTCCAATACATTGCTCCGGCGTACAAGAAAGATGAATATCTATCTTTCTGCCCCGATCTAACAAAGAATTTTAAATAATTACTCGTTGCTTCTGTTTCAACAGATGTCAACTGTGTCTTTAATACATGTAAATCTCTATACAATTTATCGATATCTGCTTCTGGTCTCTTTTCATATTGTGGAATACGATTGTCTCTATCATAATCAAAATGTCCATGTGTTGTAAATGGAACTATAATAGTTCTACGTTGTAACATATTCTTTAATGACTCATTATGTATCGTGTTGAACTCATCAGTTGGTGACAATAGCCGTAACATATCTTGATAAGGGGTACAACTTGTAGGATCAAGGAATGGAGCATTATCTGGATCGGTGGGGTCTATTATAGGAATATGACTAAAATTACTCGATCTTAAATTATCTCTTATCGGAATACCGCCACCTCTCGCGTCCATGCCTATGAGTGTTGTGCGCGGGAACCTTTTAAGATAATCAAGTATTATATTTGTAGCTCCGCCATAATCTATATTTCTTACGCCAATACAATGAACCAATTGTGCATGATCTTCCAACAGTTCTAATATCGTTAAAGCAAATTCAGCATTTTTATTCTGTGTCTTCTGGCCCTTAGCACTACCATAGAAAGGGTCAATGCCCATAAAGCAAATCCCACTTGATTCAAACTTAAGGCATGCCATCGAGTCATTTCCATTAGCCAGTTTATAACTATCATAAACAAGAATAGGTGGATAGAACTTACCCTCTGATGCTACAGGGATATTTTTTTGTTCAGCAAGCCAATGCTCGTAGCTTACATTCTCTTCTTTTAATGGCGCTATTATTTCTCCCAAATCCATTCCATAATAAACCTTATAAATTACTATGGGAACATTTGGGTCAATACTCTGTTCGCCTATGTAACTATCTTCAAAATCAAAAAAGATAACAGCATATTCGTCATTGCCATCAAGCATTTGCTGTTGATATTCTTTAATAAGCTGGAAGTAATAAGTAAAATCATATGAAATAGTTCCAGACAATAGCAAGAAGTTTTTCTCTTTTCTTCTATCTCTAAAGCCAGGAACAGGGCAATATGCAGTTCGTCTATCAAAATTCATCGGGTCGTATAATACATTCAAGAACGGGCGCAATACCTTATCCATGCAATCGCGTTCTATATCATTAGCTTCGCCAACCGTCAACTGATTAGCACGGAATCCACGATTGCCGCCCTTGATAGCTAAACCTCTACTTATACCCTTTGCCATCTTCATTGACCAGTTAGAAGGCTGTCGCGTTAATACCTTGTCAACTCTTGGTAGTAACTTCCTTGCATAATTCTTTTCGCTTTGTCCAAGCACTTCGCTTTTAACGATAGATTCAATATAATCAAAAGTCTGTTCGGTCTGTTTAAATGAACCGCCGGCTGTTGATTGTATTTTATATGACGGATATAACATTTCCAAAAGCGAAATCAGTACGGCTTCCGTAAAGGTCTTGGCCATACCGCGAGAGAATTGCCATATGCATCTTGGAGTTTGCCATGCCGTATTAATTGCTATACGTTGATGAGGCGCTAACCTCAAACCTAACATCATACGCGCAGCCATATGTGGATATGTCCTAAAAAACCATATCATACGAAGATATCGTTTCTTAGTGGCCCAATCTGTTTTAACTGAATGATTTTTAAATTGACTTAGTATTGCCATTTAAGGCGGGGCCGAAGCCCCGCCATTCACATCCTATTTATTTTTTCATTCCGATCATATTAACTGCGCTCTCAGCGCCATCGCCGTAGTCAGCTTCTAATATAAGAGCAATCGGGCCTTGCCTGAGCTTTATCTCATTAGCCGACATGCTTTCAAGTGAAGATTTCAGCTTGACATCAGAATATTTACCGCCAAACTCTCCATTGATTTTAGCTGCCGTCCTTATCGTTCCATGGCTCTGCGACATTGATGTAGCCTTCATAACCAACTTATCATCGCCGTCGTTATCAAGTTCAATCCAGCAGAACTCGCCATTGCCAGTTAAGGGCAATATTGATTTAACATCTGCATTAATCATAACCGAGGGAACTATTGCTATATTCTTCGTTTCTATCTGCTTTTCCATTATACTATCAAAGGGAAGGAACGCAGATGCCGATGTTCTTATTATATACGAAGCATTATCAAAACGCAAGCATGTATAATCACTGCAAATAGATAAAGTAATGTTTTTCTCATGTGCTTTATATTTAGCAATCTTTAACAATACCTTCGGAGGAAGAATAAACTCAACGGCCTCTTCACCCCATCCATTGTTAATGGAATATTTTGATATAGCCTCTTTGCAGGTTGTATAGCACGTTAAAGCGCCGTCTCCGCCCCTAAAATAGAACCAACAGAACTCTATATGCTCTTTCTTCGGCAACGACCATGCAGTGGCGTTAATCATCCTCTGAAACGCATCTACGTCGTATTCTGTTTCTTCTAATATCTCGTTGCCATTCACTGACGGTATGGCAGGGAAATCATCTGCTTTAAACCCTCTTACTTCATAGTTCTGCTTTGGGTTTGAAAGATAAAGTGTTATCGTTTCGGGGTCATAGCATACTTCGGTTTTAGGCGCCTGGATGCCGTTCAATATCTGGCATAATAAATTAACATTGAACAATGCAGAAAGTTGAACAGCGTTATCGCCAATCAGTCCAACTGATATGTCAACAAACGCTTCCATATCGGTAGCAAATAAACGTATCTGATCTTTATCAAATGCCATCTTTACATTAAGCAACATCGGTGATGCCGCTGATGTAGGAACTATTTCAGCACATCTTTTTAACTGTCTCAGTAGCTCTCCGGTTTTAACCTCAGCTTTGAACATTTGTTTCGCTCCTTATTTAATTAGATTTTCTTTTTAATTCTGATTTTTTCAGTTTATCGAGTTTCTTCGTATAACACTTCTGACATACATAGTCTTTGATGCCAAGCCTTTTGACATTATATTTGTTTTCATTGGTAATGTCGAGATTACAGTCCTCGTAAATTATTTTCTTAGCCATTTTAATTACTCCTTAACTTCTTCAAATAAATGGTTGCTATTAGATATTTCTTCTTCACTAATTGTTTTATTATTGCTCATAAAACAGATAGTTATATTTAACGCCTTAAGAACCGTCTTTATGTCTTCAATCGTTGTAATATTATCCACTTTTATTTTAAAACTTCTATATGTACCTAAACTATATCTCTGTTCTACTCCATCTTCCATAATCGCTCCTTAAAACTTTATTTGACTTGCCTCTTTGTCTAAATCTTCCATTAGCCCCTTGTTATCTGCTAATATTTTACGCGCCTCCTCAACTGATGTGCCTTTTGTTAAATATTTAAATGAATGCTCTGATAATTCTTTTGTACCCCTAAATTCACCACGGTCATATTTTTGTAATAGCATCTCTATCTCTTCAAGGGCGAATAGATTTGATAAATCAATATGATGTTCCTGTATATATGCTTCAAACGTATCAGCAAGATCAGCTATGGTATCCTTCGCAACGCCTTCTGCATCTATACGCTGTTCTCTAGATATACCAAGCGACTTCTGCGCCTTACATAGCCCTTCAAACACTTTATCACGCGCATCACCAGTAAAGCGATTATGGTGTTTTGCCATGTATTCATCAAAACGAGCCAACTGTATTTCGCGCATAACCACTTCATTTAACAGAGGAGCATCAGCGCTACTATTAAGATTATACGAATCGCGATAGTCTCTTTTGCGCTTGAAATAATAATCACGCTCCTTCACATAGTCAAATGTTTCAGGGTCTTTTATCATCGCCTCTGTATCAGGCTCTAAGCAAAGTATCTTGTCTAAATCTTCTTTAGGTATTTCTCTTAAATCACTAAGCTGTTTATCAACTTTAGGAGCATTCTTTTCGATACGTTCCATTTTGTCTATATTATCCGTCTGACGATCTAATCTATCCTGTATCGCGTCTCTACCCGCTTGTCCTGCCCAATCTTCATCCGGTCTTGATCTATCATAACCAAAAGCACGTTTAATAGCAGTATTAAAATCTCTGGGGTGGTCGCCATATTGTTGATAGATATCGAACATCTTTTCGCGAACAAATATCCAAACTATTATATCTGGTTCATTTCTTTTTTTAACATTACGCAGAAACGTATATAAATCTCTGAATACTTTCTCATAATCTATCTGCGTAGTCTTTGGTATTTTAGACGAATATAAAAACTCATCTAAAGTAGCTGGAAATGCACCAGGCCATAGAGAAGATAATTCTTTTTTAATTTTACCTAATGAAATGTCGAGAGAAGAAGCCATTAGCTTAACATCTTCCTTTTTAAAATAAGATTTTGTTCTTTGCACTGAGGGCAATGAACAAGAACTCGATCGGTATTATAATCGAAACACATAACATCCGTAGACTGAAATCTTGTATTACATTCTTTACAGATAATCGGTCTAGGGGCAATATACGTCTGCCTAAGTCCAGTAATGTCAATGTTTAGTTTTTCTTTAAACAACCCTGTAACTAATTCTTTAGAAGCAACTCTACTCATTTGCGATATTCTCCATTTTACTTTAATTTATTTTCTAACCAATTGATAAATCTGTAAACATAAACATTAATAACCATTCCAACATAATCAGCAGCAAAATACATAGGGTCACTGCATGT